CATATCCAATTCCAGCACTCCCGGTCAGATAGTCCTCGACATCTTCTCCGGATCCGGTTCAACCCTCATGGCATGCCAGCAGATAGACCGTATCTGTCATGCTATGGAGATAGACCCGAAATATGTTACAGCCACCATTCACCGGTACCGCGCCATGTTCCCTGAACAGCCCGTCCGGTTAATCCGGAATGGAGAAATTCTTTCTGTTACAGATACCCAATCCTTGTTGAAATGAAAAAGGAACTCACTCTAACTTCAGACACCGATAAAGCCGTCTTGATAGGCGATGAATATGTATCCCAAGTGCGTACTTTCGGTGCCTTGGGGTACACTCCCCACCGTATATGTACGCTTCTCGGCCTGCGTGGGAAAGAAAAAACGGCACTTATAGTCCGTCTGTCGATACCCGGTGACGTATATTACGACGCCTACCGTAACGGTTGTGCCCTGGGAGAATACAATATCGATGCCGAACTTGCCAAGAAAGCCGAGACCGGTGATGTGTCGGCCATTGAGACCTTGGAAACACGTAAGCAGGAACGGACAGTCAAAGACTTAAGAAACCAACTTTTTGGAATATGACCAGACTCGACACCCTTGATAAGATACATCCGGACTTGATATCCGCATTCCTCACCACCGGGAAGTGTGATGGCATTCCTGCCGATGTGCAGTTATTCCTCAAGCAGCTGCAATGGGCGGCGGAGATTTACGAATACGAGCGTAACATCACCCGTGCCGCCAAGCAGCTGCGCCAGCGCATCAATGCCCAGCAGCAGATAAATGTGGATGAACGTACATGTAAGGCACGCATTTATGCGGCCATCAATTACTTCAATATCGACAACAATGTGTCCATCAAGGTGTGGGAGTCCAACTATGCCGACAAGTACGAGGATCTTGCCAAGCTTTGTGCGGCTGCCGGTGACTACAAGACCCAGGGCAAGTGCTATGCCGCCGCCCTGGAGTGCCGTCGCCGTGCCGCCGAGATTGCCGAAGCCGACCGTAACCTGGGGATCGTCTTCCTGATATCTCCCGAACTTACTCCGGAAGACCTGGGATACAGCAAGGCCTCCTTGAAGGAGATTGCCTCCAAGCACAATAAAGGCTTCTATCTGAATTTAATAGAGAACCTTCCCATCGAGAAGGCCGAGAAGAAGCGCCTGCTGCGCGATGCGGATATTGAGGAAGCTGAATACGAAGAACTTAATGAAGAGTGAGATGGAAACAGATATTGAAACCACTTCCCGGTTTGAGGAATACTACATGAACCAGATGCAGATACTGGTCAATGTCATCGATGCCAACAACATATTTGCCGAGGTGGCGCGTGCAGGTGGCAAGACGGAAGGTATCACCGGCCCTCGCATCATCCGTGTGGCCAATGACATGCCAGGCGAGCTGTCGTTCCTGGTACATAAGACCTACGTTGCCTTGATGACGAACGTATGGCCCAACCTTCAGGCTTATTTCTCCAGGGAAGTCACCGTAGGTGGGAAGGTACGTTCCATGCTGGAGTATGGCATCGATTATGTGGTGGGCGAAAATAAGCTCCCTTCTCATTTCCGCAAGCCCCGATATCCCATATCCTACCCCAAACACAGTGTCGTTTTCCGGGATGGCCATCACATCCAGTTGGTAAGTTCGGATCAGCCGGAGTCCGTTGCCGGACGCTCTGCCGTCCACGCCATCATTGAAGAGATGAAACACAACAAAGGGGAAAAATTGAAAACCCGCTTGTTCCCTTCCCTCCGTGGTGCCAGTGCCGAAATACGCCGGTCACCTTATTACCAAGGAATCACGGGCGTATCCGATACCGCGCGTGTGGACCTCGGTGAAGATGACTGGTTCGAGGAATATGAGAAGAATATGGATACGAAACTGATGGAGGAAATATCTACAGTTGCGCTTCATGTAAATGCAGCTATCTATCAGAAATACAAACTTCTGAATTCACAACGGGAAACGACAAATCCCGTTACCCTTGAACATATCCGTCTTGAAATCATCAGGCAGGACCGCATCATATCCTTATGGCAGCCCCGCCTGGCAGACATGCGCCGTAACGCCACGTTGTACGTCCGTGCCAGTTCCTTCTGCAACAAGGATATTCTTGGTCCAAAGTTCTTCAAGACGCAGCTTGAGACCTTGGATATGGACGAATTCCTCACTTCCATCTGCGCTATCCGTCATAAGGAGGTTATCAACAAATTCTTCGCCAACTACAACAAGGAGAAACATCAGTATGCAGACAGCTATATTTATGAATCCATTCTACGACTTGACCTGCGGGAACATTTTCTACTCACAGCCCGCTATTTGAAGCACTACAACAAGCGTGACGAGCTTTTGGTCGGATATGACCCCGGCCACTTCTCCAGCCTTGTTGTCGGGCAGGAAAAGGAATACGGCCGTCAGCTCCGCATAATCAAAGAGTTCTATTGCTGCTACCCGGATGAACAGCCCGAACTCGCCCGTCAGTTCTATGAGTTTTTCGGTGCTGATTCCCTGAATAAGCGTATCATTCTCTACCCTGACCGTGCGGGGAACAAACGCCGCGAGGAACTGGAGCAGATTACCACCGACAGCCGTGCCCTGAAGCGAGAGCTGGAAAGTTATGGCTTTGAGGTGGAACTGATGAACGAAGGGCAGGCCACCGTCTACCATTGGCAGCAGTTCAAGTTGTTGCTTCTTATGTTTGGAGGCCGGAGCAATGCCTTGCCGGAAATTTTGATAGACGAAAACGAGTGCAGGAACCTTTGCAGTGCCATTATGCTGTCACCGTTGAAAAAAACGGAAGGCCGCATCGAGCTGGACAAATCTTCGGAAAAGAAAGTGCCTCTCAAGAACCAGGCCGGACTGACAACGCAGCTTCCCAGTGCCCTGATTTATCTTCTTTTCGGGCGTTATGGAAACAAAGTGTTGAGTGAATTATCGTCCATGCCGGACAATTTACCTGATAATCTGGCTATATAACGGCTGTTTTTCACTATAAAAATGGTCAGTAAAGATACAATAATGGTATCGTTTGACATTGAAACAAATGATTTTTATCTGGAAACCAAGTGTTTATGTTTTTGAAAACGAAAAGCTTTTTCTTCGTGAGAGGCTGTTCAGCACGCACCGCTGAGTTTTGGAGTTGCAAGGCATTCTTCGAGGTTCCTCGGAAATATGACGGAGGGGGCTTCCCGTCCTTTTTCCCGCAGTAGAAACCTGCTACTTTCGGGCATGGAAATGACAATGACCGGTATTCAAGCGATGCAATGGGCCAAGGAGATATCAAAACTGCCTGACGGCTGCTTTACCATTGCCTTCTTCCCGTGTTCCAGGCATAAGGGGGAGGCATCAGCCACATTGACAGTTAAAGAAGGATGCAGATGGCGTACCCAACTGCCTGAAGAAAGATTCAGTATAGACAGTGACAACTTCTTTCTGTTTACAGACGCAGACGGGGAACCCAAGATGTGCTACCGTATTCTCATCAGGTACATGGGCTTTCCTCAAGATGGTTTCAAACTTCATAAAATAGATTGGTTATGAGTAAAGGCAATCTCAAAATGGTAGGCAACTTCGGTTGCTATCTTGACGATGACAATGTAATATCTTTCCAGATTGGAGACAGACCGATGGCTTCAGTCCTGGAACCGGACCCGATGTTCCCCCTGAGTGGAGGAAGTCTTCCGGATACGCAGTGGCAGAGCATCCAGGGATTCCAGGTGTGCAGCCGTGGCTTCAACAACATGAAATGCGAGGAAGTCGCGTCCGACATAAAGAAGAACCGGCTTCTGCCGAGACTGATTGCCAAGCAGGTCAGCATGCTGTATGGTCATGGGCTTGCCGTGTACAAGCCGGCAATCGTGGACGGGAAACTTCAGAAACAGTGGGTTGACTGTCCGGAAATCATGGACTGGCTCAACAGTTGGGAACAGCGTGGTCTTGAATCGGGTTATAAGGAAGTGGCCAAGTCAATCATCAAGAACTACTACTATTTCAGGGACTGTTTCGTAAAGTGGCGCTTCACAAAGGGAAAAGCAAGAGGGACGATGCCCGTTGCCGGCCTTGAAGCCATGGAGAACAGACATTGCAGACTGGCCACCACCAAGAAGGATGTGGCGACAGATGTTGTCTACTACCGGGATTTCCGCTACATTGCCGTAGGGCGTTGGGGGTATGGCACCTCCACTTTCCGCATCTATCCGAAGTTTTCTTTTTCGGAGCTTGCCAATTACAGATTCGCGGCCATTTCCCATCACCGGGAAAAATCCGTGGATGAGTTCTACGGTGTGAACGAAACCCATGCCGGTACCCGCTCCTACATCAAGGGTTCCAACGATACGGCTGATTATATCAACTCCTTTTTACGTAATTCGCTTGCCGCCAAGATACACATTGTCATCCCCAATGCCTGGCTTGAGTCCAAGAGGATCCAGATAACCAAACTCTGCGACGAGAATAAACGGCGCAAGAAAAACAATGAGGAAGAACTGATGTACAATGGCATCGTGATTGGTTCGGAATTCAAGGAATCCACCCTGATAAAGTATCTGCAGTCTGAACTGCGCAAGATTTCCCGCTATCTGTCCGGTGCAGACAACCAGGGTAAGGCGTATGCGACAATCAGCTTCAAGAACAGCCAGGGCGAAGAGGAACGCTGGAAGATAGAGACGGTTGATTTGAAATACAAGGAATATATCGATGCCTTGATATCCTATGACAAACGCGCCGATGAGGTGCTGCTGTCAAGCGTGGGACTTGACTCCTCCATATCCAGTGTCAGCAAGGACGGGGTCATATCCAAATCAGGAGCCGATGCGTATTACAACTATCTGATATACATAATGTCACTGACCTCGGAAGACGAAATATGCTCCGAACCGTTCAATATGGCCATACAGATTAACTTTCCCCATTTGTACAGCCAGGGGTACCGTCTTGGATTCTATCGCGAAGTCCCGGCACGCCAGGAAGATGTTTCACCTCAAAACAGACTAAATAAGCAACAGTCATGAGAATATTGGAAGAACTGTTTACCACCATTTCGGAATTTCGGAAGTATGCTCCCTATGCAGAGAGCAATGTCACTTTCGACCAGCTCAATTCGTCTGCCATTTCTGCGAAAAAGCAGATGGTTATCATCCTTACCAAAGATGTCTACACCGATCTGACGGCAGACGAGGGCGAACTGAAGGAGGCCCTGCGTCTTGCTATGGCCAATCTTACCATGGCCAAACAGCTCATTTTTGATGTTGTATCCAAGCGTAAGGATGATGTCGATATATACAAGCATGAGCAGGAAAGCATGCGTAGGTCGTATATCGAGAATTATTATAATGCCATGGATACTGTCATCCAGTTGCTTGACAACAGTCAGACCATGCCCTCCTGGAAAGAAACGAGATACAAGAAGATGCTTGATGTTCTTAAAATAAAGAGTACGGAGGAGTTCGACATGCTGTATACGATAGACATGTCCTATCTGTTCTTTTTCCGGACCATACCGATCCAGAGCGAAGCGCTGGATGACGGGATATCGGCCTATTTTGAACGGGCAGAGAAAAAGGAGGAGGTATTGCGCCCGCTCAAACGATGCCTCGCCAAGCAGACCATAGCCATTGCCCTGCGGAGATTTGACATTATAGAGTTTCCACCGACAATAAGAAGTCTGTTTGACGAGTCTAAGGCAAGCAGGTCTGGGAAGGATGAGCAGGCCCGCATGCTTGAGTTGTCCGCTTCTCTGCTTGAAGAGGTGAAGCGGGAACTGGCCAATATAGATCTGCTTTTGTCAACGGACAGTTCCGGCTCTGTAGATACGAACACATCCTTTAACCGTCCGGACGACATAATAATGCTGATGCCATGTTGACAATAGATTTTATAGCAAAAGGAATGCAATACAGTATCCCCAATTCCTGGGATGGATTAACTCCTTATCACTTCCAAGCACTCATGCGTGATATACAAAGGTTTGCGGAGGGAAAAATATCCGTCGGCATGGTTCGTGTGAATTATGTTTGCCGGATTATGGGATGGAGTCTTCAAAAAATAAGGAACACGGATGGATGGGCAAATGTGGCCTGGCTTGCAGAGCAGGTGACATTTCCGTTCACGATCGTCTATCCGGATAATGATGCAGCACTTCAGAAATTGGATTCTGAAACATACAGACTCTGTAAGAAGATACCACCACACCGGTTGCATGGAATAACCATATCCAGGTATCTGGACAGACTGGATTACAAATATGCAGTTGACTCATGTTTCTGCAAACAACTGGTTCCGGCGATACATCTTGAGGATGAGACTTTTTTTGCCTATAATATAGAAACCATGTTCAACCGTCTTACTTGCTCGCTTACGGCACTCCAGTTCATAGAGGCACGTGGTCTCCTTGGATGTCCGAAAGAGCAGCTTCCGTTATTGGCCGCTATCCTTTACTATCCGGACCGGTATTCATCTGCCGGAGCGCATAAGTTGGCACAGAAGTTCACTGGGCTGCCGATGGATGAGCTTGTTTCCGTAGCCTTCAACTTTCAGGCCTTCATCAATTATCTGTTTACCAGAACTGAATTCAAGTTGCTTACAGAACTTGAGGAGACCAAAGTTTCTGCCATTTCCACGGGTGCACTTGAGTCTCTGTACAACTTGAGTTCAGACGGGTTTGGGGATATTGAAACCATCGAACACATGAATGTCATCCAGTATTTGACCATCCTCCGGAAAAAAATTATTGATACAGTGCGCAGCCTGCATGCGGCCAAAATGGATAAAGCGGATATTGCCAGAGAAACCAGACTTCCAATTCACATAATAAATGAAATCCTATGATACTTGATTTGCTCAGATATTTTGCCCGTTTTCCCCAAAAGGAAGGGGTTGTCTCCATGTTCGCCAACGGCTCAAGTGACTTTATCCAATATGCGGAACTGCTTGGGTATGTCAAGAAACTCCCGGAACCGATAATGCCCGAACTTGAGAATCTTGTTTTCGGGCAGTCATACGATTACGTAAAGAAGCGCGTCGATAATATTACCGGCAACTATCTGTTCGTGGATTTCGGAGAATTCACATCAAGCCGTGACACACACAACTCCATTCTTGACAGCCAGAAACTTGCAGCTACCATAGCCATGAAAGTTTCGGATTCCGCAGATATGGTTGAGACGGCCATTGCCTCGGAAATGACCTTGTCTCTCCTTGCGGCACTTCGGAAAAGGCTTATTCTCGATTCACGGTCTGAGGATTTGCCATGGCTTGATAAGATATCGGAGAATCATGACATTATCCCTTTTGTCTCATCCGAATTCAAATCCATAGGTTGGACACTCATGTTCAGTTCTGCAGCAACCGATTTGTTCAATGTCAAACCATCCCTTAGTGAGTAGCAGATATCGGACCATTAAATGGTTCAGAAACTTTTTGTTCATGTTGTTTATTTCCATCCTGGCCGTGGGCTGTCGAAGTTCGCGGTCAGGAGCTACTCCTGATTACTCTTTTCCGTCATCCCTACCACGAGAAATAATCATCTTTTTACTCACGCTAAACAAAGCTAACACACTGATAATAAACAAGATATTACTACGTTGTGTGCGTTAATAGTGTTACCTTAGCTGTACGAAAAATAAAGGATAAAACATTATGAACGAACAAGTTACAAATATTATTAACCAGAGCATAACGAAGACGGCAAAGATACAGCAGCTCCTTCTTTTAGGTCTGACCCGCCGCCAGGTAGCCGATTTGGTAACAAACGGAAATTACGGTTTCGTGCAGAACGTATACAAGAAAATGCTGGAAGCCGGAAGATTCGGTCAGCAACCGGCCATCGCAGCCTGCTCCGAATTGGACTATACTTTCAACAGACGTTTCGGCATCGAGATAGAGGCATATAACTGCGAAAAGGGAGTTCTTGCCCGTGAACTTCGTGAGGCCGGAATTGCAGTTGCAGTGGAAGGTTACAACCATAACACCCGCGACCATTGGAAGCTGGTTACAGACAGCAGTCTTAGAGGGAACGATACTTTCGAGCTGGTAAGCCCGATACTTGAAGGGGAAGCCGGATTGCAGGAACTTCAGAAAGTATGCTGGGTGCTCGATTATTGCAATGTGAAGGTGAACGATAGCTGCGGCCTTCATATACACATGGACGCTGCAGACTTTACCATTGAAACCTGGCGTAACCTTGCAATGACCTACCGCCGCCTCGAACCGGTAATCGACTCCTTTATGCCGGGCACCCGTCGGAACAACAGATATTGCAAATGTCTTGCCGGAATTTCAGAACGCAGCATAACGGAGGCAGAGAACATCATGCAGCTACGTTCAGCCTTTGGAAACGACCGCTACCACAAATTGAACCTTGAGGCTTACGCACGCCACCGCACAGTTGAATTTCGCCAGCATTCGGGTACCACCAATTTCACAAAGATGGAGAATTGGATACGGTTTGCCGCCAACATGATTACCTTTGCAAAACACGGCATGGTGAATTCGGGATGCCCGCTTTCAAATATCCCCTTTCTGACAGCCGACCAAAAAGTATTTTTCAAATTGAGAACCAAAAAATTAGCATAATATGATGACAACTTACACTTTGCAGGATGGCGGTATAATTGCCGCCTCCTGCCCTGCAGACTTTGTGACCAAACTCCGTGAAAGCAGCCGTTTCGACAGTGAATGTACTGACCAGGAGTATATGTACCATTTCGCCGACCGTTTCCATGACCAGACGGGGCATGTAGTCCGAGCTGATACCCCGGAGCATTTTTTGGAGGATTTGCTTTCCAACGGGTATATGAAAGTAGAATAATCCCCCTCCAAACAAAAGAAGGCTTCCAACTTGTGTGAAAACCTTCTTTATATTGATGTGGGCAGTAGAACGAAAAATCCCCGTAGCGGTTCATACTACGGGGATAAGTTGTCATAAAACGTCTCTCAAGATATGGAGAGTGAACCTAATTGTTTGCTTATATCCTGGAGGGCAAAGTTGAATGTCTCCAAATCCTTTTTGCTGAGCGTATAAACTTTACCCCTAACTTTGCTGCCATTGATACGTTGGCTAAGCCATGCGGTACTTTTACCGAAATATTTCTTGGCAATGTATCCCAATGGAATGATTTCCGTGTAGGGAGCTATTTGCTGCTTCAATGTGATATAGTTGTTCAATTCTTCAGCTTCTGATGAAACCTCCTTGTAGCCATTGATTAGGAAATCGGCTATTGCATCAACATCTTTCTGATCTGTGTATTTACTGGTTATTTCATCAGAGAGAGCAACATATTTCTCCATGGCATCCGGTGTGCCGGAGTGAGCGATTTCATGCAATTTCTTCAAATCATCTTTAAGTGCCATAAGCTTATTGTTTTGTGCTCCCCTTATGGGGAGCTTGTTTAACTTCATTTTTCCAATTCTTTCAAAACCTTTTCTAAAAGTGCTATCTGTTTGTCTGTTTCCAGTTTTGCATCCAAGAGTTCATCCATCTTCTGCCTACTCATTTGGTTTCCTGCATTCTTGAAAGTGTGTTCATACATTTTAGATAACAATTTTAACTGGGTAAGCTTTGCAACCAGTTGCATTTTTGTTTCTTTTTCCATATCTCTTTGTTTTAATGACAATGCAAATATACATAAAATTTTATTTATGCACAAATTCCATAAAGAAAATTTTATGTATTTCTTCTTTATTGAACAAAAATGCATTTTCTGCACATGAAAATTTTAACATGTGCAGAAATGGGGTATATTTGCACTTATAGGAAGCCTATCAAGAGTCCTATTATCAGACCTGATAAAAAGCATATCATGATGATGATTGGAAGCCAGCTGATAGATTCTTTCAATAAGTTGAAATCCGTACATACTTTATTGATTCTATCCCCCAACTGAGTTAATTTGTATTGGTCTTGCATAACTTCTTTCTTTTATTCCAAAAATAACCTTTTTCTTTTGCCATTCCAAAAACTTTCACCATATTTGCAGCAGCGAAACAGTTACGGACTGATATCCGTACCGCGAGCTTCGGTTAATGCTCATGAATTATGATGGGCTTTTTTCATGTCCATACATTAGCTGTTTTACTGATGTCAGTAAAATGATACATACGACATTGGCGGCTGCCTCTCCCATTACACTTTTGCTTTCGGGCGGAAATCTGTAACTGTTTCGCGACACGGGATATGGCAGCCGTTTTTCTGCCTATATGCGAAACAGTTACAGAATGAAAAATCAAATTCCCGGCACTCTCAACGTGCCTGCCTCCGGCATCCCTACCGTGGGCGAATCCGTTAACGCTCTTACCGAGCAAGTCAATAACCTCCAGCGCCGCTACTACCGTGCTTTGGCTCCCGACTGCGAACTCCGCAGTTCCTCTGATCGTTGGTATCTTGCGTCCATTGCATGCTTCTGTGCCACACTTATCTTTCCACCATTCTTGTTGGTTGCAGCTTTTTGTGTTATCAAGGCTAAGAAAGGAGGTACAAAATGAAGAATAAAGAGCAAGAGCAAAAAATTACCGATATAAGCATCCATATAGCATCCTTGTCCGCATCGTTCAAACCAGCCCCGGATGCACGCCATACCACCCATTGGTTCACTACGGATGAAGTCTACGACGCCATTCGTCGCATTGATCCTGGAGCGCATATTAGTAAGGAGCAGGTTCATCAAGCCATGCTTGATGCCGGTTATAAATACCAGAACCGTCCTGGTTCATCAGGACTGGACTTCCGGTGGATGCTCCAAGCGAGAAACTAAATACTACTGTCATATAGGGGGTAATTGTTCGTGATGAATAGTTGCCCCTTCGTTTTTATGTCCTTTCCGTACCCCCTCCCCTATTCTATCTTCGCTGGAAATAACAGTGAATATGATTACAGACCAGCTTGTCAGAGAACGTTTTGTCCATGATATAATGTCTCAAGGCATCAACCTTATTTATGAAACACAAGAAAAAGTTGTGCGTACATATCTCAACTCACGGTCTGGTGACCTGGTGGCACATCTTCAGAAACGTCCGTTCATTGCCCAGGAATCAGATACGGAACAAGCCTATTATCTGCGTATATTCCCATATCTCCGCTTCCTTGACATCCATTACCGCCGTGGAGCCAGTGACCGTATTTCCCGTCATATTCGCCGTAATCTTGTTCTTTATAACCGGGTGGTCTGGGGAGTGCTGTATCATGAGACATTCCCGGAAATAAAGTACGGTTTCACGGAAGAAGTTCGTACCAATATTCGCAAGGAACTGGAGCAGGCACTTCAATACGAAAATACTTCAAATTGGTAACATTATGGCAAAAAAGCATTTATCCGAAGACGAAATCAAACTCATAATCTCAGGTGACAGTTCCAAGCTTCAGGAAGAGCTGCATACACTGACCAAGGAAACCAAGGCTTTGAAAAAGGAAGAGGCCGAACGCCGCAAGGCTATGGTGGAGCTCGAAGCCCAAGGCAAAAAGAACACGAAAGACTATCAGAACCTTGCGAAAGAGTGCAAAGACTATACTGCCAAAATTTCCAAAAACAATGAGAAAATAAGTCTGCTGACCCGTAACTTGAAAGTCAACGATCTCACCATGAGACAGCTCAAGAAAGAAGCTAAGGAGCTTTCCGCTGCTTTGGATGATATGACTGAATCTGCGAATCCGGAAGAATATGCCAAGCTCAATACCCGTCTCAGAGAAGTCCGTGCCCGTATGAGCGAGTTACGCAGCGCAGGTAACAACATGAACAATGAGTTCGGCAACAGCGTGAATTGGATGTCCAAGTTAAAAATGGCAGCCAAGGCTTTCATTGCCGTTAAGGTTGTCGGATGGCTTAAGGATGTCCATAGCCAGGCATACGAGACACGCAAGGAATTCGCCAAATACGAGGCAGTCCTTCGGAATACTTTCCAGTCGCAGAAGAAGGCCAATGATGCCATGAAGATGCTTCAGCAATTGGCAGCAGACACCCCATCGTCCTTGCAGGAATGGACTGAAGCATATATCAAGCTTGTTAATCGTGGGGTCAAGCCTACCAGCCAGGAGCTTGTCAACATGGGAGACCTTGCCGCTTCCCAAGGAAAGTCCGTCGATCAGCTCATTGAGGCTATACTTGATGCGATGACCGGGGAGAACGAACGTCTGAAGGAGTTCGGTATCAAGGCTTCCAAATCCGGGGAGACTACAAAGTTCTCTTTCCGGGGAGTGACTACCGAAGTGCGCAATTCTGAGGATGCCATCAAGGATTATCTTCTTTCTCTCGGTCGTGTCGACGGCATTGCCGGTTCCATGGCCGTGCAGATGCAGGAACTTGAAGGAATCCAGTCCAACCTTGGAGACACAATGGATGCCTTTTTCAATAAAGTGGGGAAAAAGCTGGAGCCGTTCTGGAAATCCATGTTGAAGTATGCCAATGGATTCTTCACTAAACTTGGGGAAATGTTCACCACTTATACGGAAACCTACGAGAACCATTTCGACAAGATGGTGCAGCTTGAGAGCGCATTGCCGGGACTGTTGAACCGATACGAGGAACTGACCGGCAAGTCCTCCCGTTCCGCTGAGGAACAGAAAGAGTTGGCCAATGTCATAGCCCAGATAAGGAACATGGTACCTGGCGCAGCGACAGCATTCGACCAGTACGGGAATGCCATCGAAATTTCAGGCGAAAAGGTGGAGGAATTCCTTAAGAAACAAAGGGCGCTGCTAAAGTTTGAGAATCAGAAAGCCATCCAGGAAACAACAGAGCAATTGGAAGAATACCGCCAGGCATATAAGAATCTGTTGGAACAGCAGAAACAAGGTGGAAGGACTGTTTTCCAGAGCAACGGTATGTTTGCCGCACCGACAGCATACATCAATACGGAAGCTCTTCCGCAAATAGAGCAGGATATAAAAAAGTATGGTGACCTCATTCTGGGTGCCGAAGAGAAATTGAAACAACTGAACGGCCAGACTATTGAAGAAACCGTCAAGAACCAGCAGAAGCTTGCAGAAGTACGCCAGAACTTCAACAAGATGGAGAAGGTTCAGTTGCAAGCCTGGATAAAGAACAATAAGGATGCAGCCGGTGAGTATGTAGAAATAGCCCAGGAAATATACAACAAACGTTTCCCGGCAGAGGACTCTGACGCGACCAGGAAGAAGGCTGAAAAGGCTGCCAAAGAAGCAAAGTCGGCTGCAGAAAAAGAGCAGAAAGCAAAAGTCTCTACGGAGCAGGAAGCCGCCAAGTCTCTTGAAGCATTAAGGGAGGAAGAACTGCAATCCCAACAGAAATGGTATAATGAATCGTTTGCCGCTCTTTCAGCTTTTCTGGCATCAGGAAAAATGAGTAAGGAACAACATGAAATGCTGGTACTCGAACTTGAAAAATCGTATGCGGAAAATAGGCTCATCATAGAACAGTCTTATTATGAGGACGCCATATCCATGGCCATTTCCAATGCAGAAACCAAGGAAAATCTCGTCCGGAAGTCCAATCAACGTGTCATTGATGCGGAGAAGGCGGCGAATGCCAAGCGTGCTTCACTGCAGGAAAAGCTGAATACACTTGTCAAGGACTTCAAATCAGAGTTCAAGGTTACTACAGTTGATGAAGACTATGCCGCGCAACTCAAGGTTCTTGAGGCATCCTACCAGGCGCGTAAGGAAATGGCTGAGAAAAACAATCTTGATACGACAGAATTGGACAGTGCCTACCTTAGAGCTAAGGAACAACTTGAATCCGAACATCAACAACGCATCCAGTCCATCCGTGACCAGTATGGCTTGTCTACACAGCAGGAACGGTTCAATGCGGAACTGGAACAGCTCAAGCTCGCACGTGAACAGCAATTTCTGACTGAGGAACAATATGAGCAAGCCGTCCAGAACCTCAAACGGGACAGTTATAAAAAGCAGTTTGACTATTATTCCAGTCTGTTTTCCGGGGCCATTCAAGCATTGCAGCAAGCGGAAATGGACCAGGTCGATGCAAAATATGATGCGGAAATTGAGGCAGCCCAAGGTAATACGGAAGAAGTGGAACGTCTGGAAAATGAAAAGGCCCAAAAAAAGCTTGATATACAGAAAAAATATGCGGACGTGAATTTTGCAATCAAGGCATCACAAATCATCGCAGACACAGCTGTGTCAATCATGAAAGCATATGCTGATTTGGGACCGATTGCGGGTTCCATCGCAGCAGCCCTTATGGGTGTGACCGGAGCCGCACAATTGGCCAGTGCCAAAGCTGAACGGGATAAAATCAAAAATATGACTCTTTCCGGCAGTAATTCCGGCAGTTCCGGTACCGGTGCGCGTATTGCCACCGGCCGTCAGTCCGGAGGCAAGATTGATGTCCGGCGTGCCCAGGATGGGAAACTCTTTCCTGATGCGGATTATGACCCGGATGCACGGGGATTCATAGACCGTCCTACTGTCATTGTAGGTGAAGGCCCTTTCGGGCAATCCAAAGAATGGGTGGCCAGCAATGCTGCAGTAAGCAATCCCACTGTTGCACCAATCCTGGATATACTGGATAAGTCCCAGCAGGCCGGTACCATCCGTACGCTTGACCTTAACCAGGCAATCCGCGCACGAATGGCCGGGTATTCATCCGGCGGGTCCATAGATACCCCGAAGGCTACGGCTCCGGTACCACCAAACGCACCAGGGAACTCACTGCCTCCAAGACTGATGGAACGCCTGGCCAATGCAATCATCCGCATTGATGAAGAGGGTATCCCTGCATCCGTCACTCTCTCAGAACTTGAACGCAAGCAGGAATTGCGGAACCGTTCGCGTAACATAGCAAAAAAATAGTATCATATTATGAAAATAGTACATATCCCCACCGGCGAGGCCTACCAGCTTTCTCCTGACACATGCCTTGAAGTGGAACGGACGAATCTCTTCTTCAATGAGTACGGTGAGCAGACACTGCCGGTCACATTACCGGACACACCTCTGAACCGTCGTCTGACGGGGAATCCCGAACAGCTGGCGAACCTTGAGCGTCCGTCTACCGATATCGAATGTACCATTACCGACGGGGAATACTTCTGCACCTGCCGCCAGGCCGTATTGGGAGCCCGTCGGAATGAAGGTATCACAACCACCTTCTACATGAATGAGGGAAGTTTCCTGAGCCGCCTCCAGCGTACCCCTTTAACTGATGTGTTCGGTTCGGAAACAGTCCCCGGAGTACAGACTGTCGAGCAGGGTATTGCCTGGTGCTGGAGCTTGCGGACAAACACGGACCCGAACTTTTCCATTTTCCCCGCTATCGTGGAGATGGACGGTGAACGACGGGTACTCAATGCGATGGCAGAAATGGAGGCTGACGGTACGCCATTGAACAATGGGCGTACCGTGACCGGACTGTACAATGCCTGGTCACGTACAGAGCAGGTGGACGGGCGCACCATCAGTCTTACCCCCGGATACTACATCACTCCCTTTATCCGATGCACATACGTTTTACGCCGTGTTTTTGCATATTTCGGATATGAACTGCTAGAGGGTTTCTTTGATAAGACTCCCCCATTCAACGGGATGGTATTCATCAACACCACCATGGACACTCTGGTCAACGGGGATATTCTTCTGGCGCACCTGGTGCCCGACTGCCTCTGTTCGGACCTTATAGACCTTTTCCGCAAGAAGTTCTGTTGTGAGTTTATACCCGATGAAGCCGCGCGGACCGTAGCTGTCCGTTTCTTCAATGAATTGCTGGATGAAAAGCCGCAGGTTGACCTTACATTCTTTATGGACGGACACCCGTCTGTCGAGTATGCCACAAGACGCCAACTGAAGCTCTCTTCAGCCACTTCACTGACCGACTGTACCTCTTTCGACAGTCTGAAGGAATTGAAGGAAAAGTATCCCACCGCCTATTGTAACGCGAGTAACGGCTGTTACTATCGGGATGGACATGCCGTGGGAGATTATTCCGAACTGTTGAGCGAGGGGAATATCCCTTATTTTGCAGATGACGGACTGGAAGAATATGAGGTTACTGTACCTGATTGCCAGCCTTGTCCTGCCACGGCAACCTTCCATACCGAATACGGCACTGACCGTAATGGCAATGCCTATACAGCCTTTACCCTGGAAAGGAGTGCTCTGTATGCCGGAGAAGCAAGGGCACTCAACAGTACCATCGTCATCAGTAACGGTTACATTGAAGAGGAGGAAAGCGGAGAAGGCGCTACCGAAGGGAACAAGACTGACCGGCACGACCAGAAGCCGGTACTGGCATTCGTGCAGCCCGGTACGGGACCAATGAAAGACGTGTCTGTCGGCACTGTCACCGTGAAGGATTCCTATTCTTTATTGTACAATGCACCCGGTGGAATATACGACGTTTTTTGGCGGCAGTTCGACCTGCTGCTCCGTCATTCGTTGAATAACGTAAGTGCCCAGTTCCTTCTGCCCTCTACCCTGAAGAGTACGCTCCGTGTACATAGCCCCGTACTGTTTGAAGGAGTGAAGTGCTTCCCAAACAAGGTCGGTTTTACTCTTGGAGGTGGGAACCGTCCTGCTGAATGCACCCTTCTTACTACCAATCTTCAACGTCCGGCTTGCCTGCCGCCAATAATAGATATGGATCGTCCGGAATATTATTGGGAACAGATTGGGACTTCCAGTCCGGTGGATGAGGAGCATTGGAAAGCCGCCGGTTTCACTCCACAGACAACCGTGAAATGTCCCAGCATTTTTCCTCCGGCACCAACGGCCTCACAAGTGGTGCAAGGAGGTACATGGTACGAGCGTGAAGTTTGGTACAGTTACTACCGTTCGGGGCGTGTGGACGGAACCGGCGGCCAATGGTTTTACCGGCATGCGTTCTTTGCCCTGAAGCCATGCAGGTAAGGAAGGCTGGTTGTCCTTTCATACCGGTCATGTGTGGCATAAATTTGCGTATAAAATCAAAAATAGAAATCAAGCATGTCTATCCAGCAACAACCAGATGTACTTTCGCTCTCGATGAACTTAAAACCGATCATCGTACAGTCTACAGCTGAGACCGTAACCTTCACTCTGAAGAAAAACGGTGAAGTGCTACTTTCACAAAGCTACCAGACGGATAAGAACGGCCAAGTGCAGATAGATCTACGCCAGATGGTGCATGAATCACTGCAAACTATTGTTTCAGATGTTGGCATTGTTTATACACAGGCAGATCTTGTTGCTGATTTTTCTGCTCTAATTGACATGGACACCGTCAATTTCCGGGTAGTGCGTGGTGGAGTGGATCGCCTGGCAGACTCAGCCACAAATTTTCTGACACAGAATTTTCTTACCTGGCAACCGAATGTTAAACCGGTTACGTATTATTCTCCGGAGTTCCTGACCTACTATGCTGTAGTTGCCGGTACAGTCAAACTTCGCGCTTACTTTACGGACGAGTCTGGAACTGTTAAATCTCAGACAGATTATACTGTTACAGAGTTGATGCCAGGTATAGCTTATACCATGCCTTTACAATACTCTGTCGTTGCGGGATGGCTGGGGCATAAATTACCTGCATATTATGATGTATGGGTCGAGAATACCTCCGGCCAGCGTCTTACATATATACAGCGTTACTATGCTGAGGATATGCGCTCCGAGCAGGAACAATGGGTACTGTTCGAGAATTCGTTGGGCGGCATAGATACCTTTCGGGCTTACGGTGTCACTACTCTTAATGGGGAGCACACTCATAATATAGCGGAAACTGATGAATGTTTCCAAGAGTATCGTGTGGATACCGAAAGGAAATTTCAAAAGAATACCGGATACTTAAATGATAATGAACGCAAATGGTTGCTTGATTTTTTCCCATCCCAGAACAAATATCTGTATGCAGGTAATTATTTGCGGCAGATAGTCGTAATGGAAAGTAATGTCAGCTTTACGGATCGTGACATACCGAGTAATTATACATTCACATTTAAGTATGCGGATGCCCGTCCTCTACTAAATCTTCCCAGAACTGATCTTCCGGCAGATATTCTTAACATCACTGTTCCCGAAGTCGGTTCTTTTACGGTGCCCCCTCGGCTTGCTGAATTTTCCCGCTTACCACTTTCCGAGGGGGCCTTATTTCCCATACAAAATCCATATTCAGAGGAATGGTCAACTACTAATGTAGCTGCAATTGGGTATTACCTCGCAGACTTTTTATCTCGCATCTTTGGTTCTGGCGGCGGTGTCGGTCATAAACACCGTAACTATGATTTGCTTGAATTGCTTTCATATATTGAAGGTTATCTGCTGGTAAATGGCCAAAAGATAAAAGCTGGTTATGCGGACAAAGCTGGTTCTGTTGATGGAATGGAGGATATGTTCCTTCACAAAGACCGAGCTGACGGCACTCCCTTCCCCATAACCTTCGGAGATTGGGTCAAGTTCGGCGAGTTCATCAGCGGTATTTCCGGAGGGTGCATCGATAAGAATGGCATTCTCGAGATGGAAGAGGGCATTTTCCGAAAGCGTGTGTTTTTTCCGGAAGTAGCCTATAACCGTGTGACCTATTTCAAAGGCAGGATGTGTGCCTCTCCCGGAGGTGGATGTACGGTCAAGGAATGGAGCGATAATGGTGACGGTAGCTATACCATAACCCCTGACCTGACCGATGCCGACGGTCTGAGCCAGTTTGTCGATGACATTCTGACCACCTACTTCGTCACCAAGTCACCTGAAGGCAAGCTGCAGGGGTTCGAGGAGATGAAGTTCCGGGTGACTTCTGCCGATTACACTGCCAAGACATTCGTCATGACGCCGAAACCGGGTACCGACTGGAAGCCGGGGGATGCGATGGTACTCGCCCAGACGGGTAACTTTACAGATGAGGATAGACAGACGTACATCCTTATCGATACGGTGGGTGGCAACAACTGCATTACTTTCTTTGACCACGCCAATACATGGGACCCGGAACCGGCACAAGAGATGTCGTGGATTGGTAAGAAGAAAGGCCGTACCGTGCATGGTATTCCTGCAGACAACTACTCGGCTGTTTTTCGCCACGTCATCATGTCCGGCAAGATATTCCAGGTAGATGACATCACCGGCGAGGCTTTCCGGGTGCCGCTATTCAAGGGGACGTGGAAAAAGGATGAGAAGTATGCCTATTACGATGAGGTGACGCATAACGGCAGCTCATGGATATGTGTCAATGAGAAAGGCACGTCTACAGAACCGGCAGACGGCAATGCCGACTGGCTGAAATATGCGGCAAAGGGAGAAAGCGGCAAGGGCATCAAGTCTACCGATGTGGAATACGCGATATCGGTGTCGAATGTCATTGCCCCGGTGGACGGTTGGCAGACTACCTCCCCAGAATGGGAAGCCGGCAAGTATATCTGGTCGCGGACGAAGATTGTCTATTCTGATGGCGAAGTCAAGTACACCCAAGCGGCTTGTATCAGTGGTGGGCAGGGAGCCGACGGCAAGGGCATCAAGTCCATTACCGAAGAATACTACCTATCCTCTTCATCGGCTACCACAACCGGAGGCGAGTGGCAGACAGACTCTCCGGCGTGGAAAAACGGCTGGTATATCTGGACCCGGACAAGGATAGTCTTTACTGATGGTACAAGCACCACAACGAACGCCATCTGTGTGACTGGCAGCAAGGGTGCAGACGGTACAAGCATTACCAATTGCGGTGACTGGCAGACCGGCAAGCATATACCTTACATGGGTATTACCAGGATGGCCGGACGTGTGTTTTTATGTGTCGCTCCCGGTGGTACAGACAATCCTCCGATGTGGACTCAGACGACCAATGAGGGGCGCCGTATCCTGCAGACCCAGAACGGTGGAAAGTCCTACGGTTATACCATTACCGGGGACTTGAATACCGCTGAGTATGAGCTGCTGGTGGAGAACGGCCAGGACGGGCGTGACGGTAGGGATTATGAGTGGATATTCAAGCATACGACAGAGAATGTGACGCCTCCTACGCCAGCCACCTCGCAGGTGGATGACTACGTGCCGTCCGGCTGGCATGATGACCCGATTGGTGTCAGCGAGAGCCTGCCATACGAGTGGGCTTGTTGCCGCACGAAGAAGGACGGTGTATGGAGTGCCTTCAGTCCGGCCGCCATCTGGGCCAAGTGGGGCTTTGACGGCGAGTCTGCCATTGTAGCCGATTTCGACAACGAGATGGAAAGCATTGCCTTGACATACGAAGGAAAGACTGTTTCGCAGTCCGTACTCAATACAACCGTCGGCATGTGGTATGGTACGAAGAAACTACAGCTCAAGTCCATATCATGCGTGACCCCTGCCGGTGTGACGGAGAGCTACAATGTCAATACGGGTGTGATAGCGTTTACCGTGGCTTCCGGCATTTCAATGCCTGCACGCTCAGAGGTTAGGATAACCGTTACGGCTACGGTACAGGATACGGATATAAGCCGTGAGTTGGTGTTCACCATTACCGGTGTGCGTGCCGGTAATCCGGGCAGTGATGCGGTACTCTATAGGCTGGTGCCTTCTGTCTCATCGGTAAGCAAGCGGAAGGATGGTACCTACAGTGTGGCAAGCGTGTCATGCACACGCACCAAGTCTGTAGGCGGTACCACTTCCATCACGACTGACGGTGTGCTGAAATACAGCAAGGACGGAGGCGCAGAGGTCGAGATACAGAACGGAACAGCCATTTCCCCGAAGAACTTCACGGCGCAGTTGCAATTTGTCTATTATGTGGGTGGGCAGGTCGTGGACCGGGAAACTATACCCATGGTTGTGGATGGCAACGACGGTAATCCTGGGAAACCGGGCGGTGACGGCGAATCCGTCAAGGCTGGCGGTGAGTGGCGCACGGCTAATACTCCATACAAAAAGCTCACCATCTGTACGATGGGGAGTCGCTCCTGGCTCTCAAAGGTTGAGACGTCGAATCCACCTCTATGGAC